TACATTTTGTCAACAAAAAGATGACAAAATGTATTGACAATGCGGTGAAAACCTGATATAATTATATACGTAAAAGAGATATACCCCGCAGGGTATTCAAACGAAGCTGTGACAGCGGCTAAACGGTCAGAAAGATAAATATCATGACTATCTATGTATTAAAGAATCGTATGAGAATTTTAGGTGGAAACGGCATGATCGTAGGGTTTGAAACATACACTTTCGATTGCTACAAAGACAAGGCAAAAGCCGACAAAGAAGCGGATAGATGGAATGACGCATACGCACATTTTAGTCACCATGAAATGGCGGGGAGCGTTTACGTTGAAAAGCAGGAAATCACAACCATTGAAGAAAAGGAAGCCCTTAAAGCTGAATTACACGCCGGAAGAAAGGCGCTTGAAATCGAAAAGTAAAAAAGACAAACGCGGGGGTACAAATCCCCCGCAGAGAGGGACGGAAAATGAAAAAGTTTGTGTTTTGCGCTTTGGGCTTTCTGTTTGTGCTTCTGATCTTCGCGCCGATATCTTTCGGGCTTGCGTGGGGCTTCAAGGCAATACCGATCACCATAATTCTTTACGCGATTGCATGGCGGGTGTTCAAGATCATGACAAGTATATATCGCAAGACGGGCAATCCGTGAGTTGTGAAACGGAATTCACATTACAAAAATATCACATTTCAAAATGTGGTTTTTATAAGTTTTTCAATGTGTCAGAACGACACGATTTGAAAGGGGGTGAGACAATGGCGAAAAGACATAATTTGAAGATGTTCCGCGTTCAGCGCAAAATGACGCAGGACGAAATGGCAAGCCGCTTGAAATACAGCCGCAGTCAATATGCGCTTGTAGAACGCGGCGAGAGGGACGGAACATTTGATTTTTGGGAAAACCTTCAGCAGACGTTTGTTATCCCGTCTGCGGATATGTGGAACTTAATGCGAAAGGATGATTGACGCATGAGAAACGGCAAGCGCAGAATCGCACATTTGATTGAAAGCGGCGATTTGCTGAATCGGCGAATCGTGCAAATAAAAAATTCAGAAAAAATCAAAAAAGGAGAAATCAACGAATGAACAAAATTTTTGAAGCAATCGAAGAAAAACTTGTGTCGCAGGAAACAACAATTTCACTTCAGCGGTACGAAATCGCCGATCTGAAAGCGAAACTTGAAGAAGCTGAAACGCGAATCAAGGCACTTTCGGCAAATGTCCCCGATGAAAACGCAAAAGTTTCAAGACGAAAGAAATCGGATTCAGTATCAAGCAACGAATCACCCGAATATTTTGATACGCTGAAAGAAATCATTGCAAAGGGGGAAACGAAATGAATGTTATTTGTCTGAAGGGACGCTTCACAGCGAAACCCGAACTGAAGAAGACGAAAAGCGGGCTGTCTGCTGTCGGCTTCACAATGGCGGTTGATCGTGACTATAAATCGAAAGACGGTCAGAAGCTGACGGATTTCATCAATTGCATTGCGTACAGAGGAACAGCGGAATTCATCTGCGGCTATTTCGACAAAGGCGATATGATTGCGATTGTCGGCGAGTTAAACAGCAGGGTTCGCGAAGACCGCAACGGGAACAAATTCACCGTTCATGAAGTCATCGTCAGCAAAGCGGAATTCTGCGGCAGTAAAAAGAAAGAAGCAAGCACGGACAACGCGCCGTCTGATGATTCACCAAAATTCACCGATCTTGAAGACGGTGACGATTTACCATTTTGAAAAGGAGAATGAAAGCATGAAAAACGGACTGAACCCGCGTCAATGGACGCTGTACAACCTTCTGAAAAACAACCCCGATCACAAATTCAAGCAGTCTGAAATTGCGGCAATCCTGCCCGATCTGTACGACTATGACAAAGACCGTAAAAAGGGCATATCTTTTCACGATTCTGCGGCGCGGCTTCTTATCACGAAAGACATTCAGATTATCAATCGAAGTACTGTCATTCAGAAAATCATCATCAGCGACAACAGCGGCGTGAAGCTGGCAAGCAAAGAAGAATTTGAAACATACATAAACCGTCAGTTTGCGTCTATATTTCGCAGACTTGAACGGACACGAATCAAAGCGAGAAAAGGCGGTCTTGACGGTCAGTATCGCTTCACGTTCGATTCAGAGCGCGAGACGATCGAAGCGTTCACGGCAAACATCAGCAGACTGAAAGCGGCGAGAAAAGCGAAGAACATGAAGCTGGCAGAAGTCACAGCCGCGCTTCGGAGCATGGGCGAAGATAATCTTGACGTTTCACTGTTGTCGAAGATGGAAAACGGCTATTGTATGCCGACAGAAACACAGGTGCGTTTATTGGCGCGTATTTACGCCGTAGAGCCGTGGAAGCTGTGCAAGGTATAAACAGACGGGCGAAGCGCGAAACGCTGTAAAAACCACTTTGCAAACGCGCACAGCGTGTCACAACGCCACATATCAAGAAAGAATATCAAAAAATCAGCAACAAACATGATTGACCCGTCACAGCTTTGCTTCTTCTTGGCGAGAGAGGGAGCAGAGCAGGACGGAAGAACGAAAGGAAAGCAAGAATGAAAATCATATGCAAAGAGTGCATTCACGCAAAAGTTTGCGAAACGCGGAAAACGTTTCTGTCGAACAAATTCACGGAAGAAGAATTGAATCGGGCGCAAGAATCGCTTCACTGCGCCAATTATCAGAATAACAGAAATGTTCTGATTATCAGGCGTAACGAAAACACTGCGCCGCCGTCCCCGTGTGACGCTTGCAAATCGACAAAAAACAAAAACGCTTGTATGTGTCGCGGTTGGGAAATATGGTTCGGGGAGCAGTGGCGCGAGATCAGAAGAATGTTCGGCTATACTGTACCCGATGAAGATGAAATCGACAAGGAAGGTGAAAGAATATGACAGAAGTTTTCTGCGACAATTACGATTGCGCATACTGCGACATTAATCGCGATCATTGCACACTTGGCATGATATTTATTGACGGGTGCGGGGATTGCGCAAGCTATGAAGAATATCAAGACAATTCGCCAAAATTTGAATTTTGGAGATGTTGTATCGATCGAAAGACGAATGAAAAATATCGCAAGAAATGCTTCGGACGAAAAATTGAAATTGACGGGCTGACTTTTTACACAGAAGTCAATGAAAGATACACCGAAGATTTAACGAACATCACGGAAGAAAAAACGGGGCTTCTTTGCAACAGCATAACATATGCAAGAGAAAATATCGAAAAAATCAAACATTACATTTCGGAACTGCCGAATGTGCTTGAATTGCCGATCAGAGAGGAGAACAAAAACGATGTCTGAAGCGAGATATTGCGCAACGTGCGGAAAAGAAATCGAAAAAAGTTATATCAAGGTTTTAGACAATTATCTGCAAGTCAAGTATTTTGATTCCGATGAAATCAATTGCTTTTGTTGCAATGAATGCTTGTGCAAATTCATTAGCGCGAAAGAAATTTATCTTGACGAAGAAGAAAGCAAGAGGGACGAAGAATGACTGATATCGAAAAAGAAGTGTTCAAATGCTTCTGTCGCTTATATCTTGATGTTATGAATTATAACACAAAATTATTTCCGTCAACCGTCATCGCGACAATCTTTGAAATATCACTGTACAAGGCGCGGAAAATTATCAAAACGCTTGTGAACGAAGGATTGCTTCAGAGCGGCTGTGATTCATGGTATGACGATTATTGCGAACAGCAAATTATTGCGAGAGGGTACACAATAACCGAAAAAGCAAAGCAGACAGACATTTTCAAAGAAGCTGAAGAAGCTGAAGAGAAATTGAGAAAAGAAATATGGGGGTTCTGAATGAATAACACTTGTGTTATGTGCGGGAAAATCATTCCTGAAGGGTTGCAAGTCTGCCCGATGTGCGCCGCTGTCGCAAGAAATGAATCATATAACCGTTTAACGATTGCGATCAGAGCATTCACAGAAGCGTGTCACGCGATCGGGCTTGATTCCGCTTTACCGAAAAAGCGGGGAGGACAGTTGTATTATACAGCATATCGAAATTACTTTCAGACGAATGTCGATGATGAAAAATGGCAGTTGCTTGAACGTCAGGGATATGCGAAACACGGCGAAGTCAGCGAAAGCGGAATGACATATTATCACATGACAAGACGCGGTCTTGACTTTATGGAAAGCATCTTAGGGATAAAAATTGAAGAATTGGAGTGATGACAATGGCTGAAGTGAAATGGATAAAGATCGTGACGGACATATTTGACGATGAAAAAACGCTTTTAATCGAAAGTATGCCCGAATCAGACAGCATAATTGTGATATGGTTCAAGCTGTTGTGTATGGCGGGGAAGATGAATAATAACGGCGTTTTCGTCATGAACAACCGCATTCCGTATACAGATGAAATGCTTGCAACGGTTTTCAGAAGACCGCTGAACACTGTTCGTCTTGCATTAGCAACGTTTGAACAGTACGGCATGATTAAGATTGTCGATAACGTTGTTACAATTCCGAATTGGGAAAAACATCAAAACATTGACGGGCTTGAAAAAATGCGGGAGCAGAACCGCAAACGGGTTGCGGCATACCGTGAAAAACAAAAACTTCTTGCCGCAAAACAGAATGAAGAAAGCGGGAAAAATCAATGTAACGTTACTGTACAAAAAAGTAACGCAATAGATAAGAATAAGAATAGAATAAGAGAAGATAAGAATATATATACACAAATCAAAGATTTGTATAACGAAACTTGCGTTTCGTTCCCACGTCTGACTGTTCTTTCAGACAAAAGAAAACAGGCAATAAAAGCGCGGTTGAACGTTTACACTGTCGATCAGATGAAAGCCGTTTTTGAAAAGGCTGAAGCAAGCACGTTTCTGAAGGGCGGTAATAATAGAAATTGGTCTGCAAATTTCGATTGGCTTCTGAAAGACAGCAATTTCGCGAAGGTGCTTGACGGGAATTATGACGATAAATTCAGCACATACAGCGGATATCAGAAGCCCGTGGAGCAGAGCAACAATATTTTCGCTGATATGTTGCGAGAGGGAGAGGGCGAACCGAATGAACGTTACTGAGACAAAACAAATGCTTGCACTGCTGAAAACCGCATACCCGAATTTTTACAGCAAGATGACGCGAACGGAAGCTGAAGCGGTTGTCACGCTTTGGGCAGAGATGTTCGCCGAAGATGATGTCAATATCGTCAAATATGCGATGAAAGAACTGATTGCGACACATTCGGGATTCCCGCCTGATATAGCCGCGATCAAGTCAAAAATGCGCGAATGCGTGTCTGTCGCTGTAAATGAACCAACGACAGAAGAACTGTGGCAGAAGCTGAAGAAAGCCGCTTCAAACGGATTCTACGGCGCGAAAGAAGAATTTGACCGTCTGCCGCCGATTCTTCAAAGATATGTCGGAAGCCCGAACGGATTGACTGATCTTGCGAAAATCGACAGCGACACTTTCAACACGGTAACGCGCGGGCAGTTTTACAAGCAGATCGAAATTGTCAAGGAGCGCGAGAGATACAGCGCGAAAATGCCCGATGAAATCAAAATGCTGATATCATCGTTACATAACAGCTTGACCGAACACAAGACACTGACAATCACCGAAGAGAACGACAGAAGAAACAACCTTCTGAACCTTCTTGAAAGCGGCGGTTGATGTGTCAGAACGAAACAAAATCAAAAGAAATGCGAGACTGAAAGAAAATGAGTATTAACGAAATAGCAAAAGAGATACACGAAAACGCGCGTCTTCATGGATGGTGGGATGATGAAAGGGCATTCGGCGAAATTATCGCGCTTTGTCATTCGGAGTTATCCGAAGCCCTTGAAGCATATCGAGAGGGACAGCCGCCCGAATGGGACAATCACGGAAAGCCGGACGGAATCGCGGTCGAAATGATTGATTGCGTGATACGAATATTTGATTATCTTGCGAAAGAGGGAATCGACATTGAAAGAATCATGCTTGAAAAACACGAATACAACAAGACAAGACCATACAAGCACGGCGGTAAACGAATATAATTATTTCGCGATTTTCGCGCAGTTGCCGTCACTGAATGAATATACTGCGGCTTGTCGTTCGCACTGGAGCAAAGGCGCGGAATTCAAGAAATCAATTGAAAGTCTGATCGGCTTCAGCATTCGCCAATCAGTGAACAAAGGAACACTGAAGCCGATTGACACGCCGTGTGAAGTACATATCTTTTGGCACGAAGCAACGAAACGCCGAGACTGCGACAACATTCAGAGTGCACAGAAATTTATTCTTGACGCGCTTCAGCACTTCGGAATCATAAAGAACGACAGCAGAAAATATGTGAAGCAGATCAGACACGAAATTGTTGACGATAAAAAAGATTTCGTCATTGTCGAATTGAAAGAGGTGAAATCATGAAACACACAAAATCTGATTTGCTACAAATGCAATCTTTGCCGTTAAGCGCAAAAGTGATAATGACAAAACGGCGTATAAAAGATTGGTATGACTATTGGGACGGTCAAGTGTACGTTTCTTTTTCAGGCGGCAAAGACAGCACGGTTCTTTTACACATTGCCCGTGAAGTATATTCGGATATTGAAGCTGTATTTGTAAACACGGGGCTTGAATATCCCGAAATACAGTCATTTGTCAAAACGTTTGACAACGTGACAATTTTGCGTCCGAAAATGCGTTTCGATGAAGTAATAAAAAAATTCGGATATCCAATGATAAGCAAGGCGGTCGCGAATTGCATTGTCGGAGCAAAGAGAAATCCCAACGGGGTAAAATATCAACAGCTATGCGGCGAATATGTTACCAACGGCAAATTGTCGATGTTCAATTATGGCAAATATAAACCTTTGCTTGATACTGATTTCAATATCACGGACGAATGCTGTAAAATCATGAAAAAAACACCGATGAAAGCATTTCACAAGCAAATCGGGAAATATCCCATAATTGCAACAATGGCTGACGAAGGCGAACAACGTAAAATGTCATGGTTTCGCGGCGGCTGTAATTCTTTCGATTCAAAAAATCCGCGATCAGCACCAATGTCATTTTGGACGGAACAAGACATATTGAAATACATAAAAGAAAACGAAATTCCGATTGCGTCCGTTTATGGCGATGTGGTTTATAAAGATAATCCCGATCAGATAAAAATAGATGATTTCGGGATTGACAGCGGCGCACAGTATCAAACAACGGGTTGCAATCGAACTGGCTGTATTTTTTGCGGCTTCGGATGTCATCTTGAAAAAGAGCCGTCCCGCTTCCAACGGCTGAAGAAAACACACCCGCGACAATACGATTATTGTCTGAACGGCGGTGAATACGATGAAAACGGCGTTTGGAAGCCGAACAAAGCAGGGCTTGGAATGCGTCACGTTTTCGATGAACTGAATAAAATTTACGGCGAAGATTTTATCAAATACAAATAAGGGGTAAAAAATGAAAGCGAAAGACTACGTTGAAAAATACAAAGTGGAAATGTTTAGCGACAACGCAGAAAGGGTGACAAAAGCGGCAAGTGAATTGATATTCGATCTTTTGAAAGAAGTCAAAACAATAATGTCAATTCGTAACGCGAAATCAAACGCCGCTTTGTTTTCAGTACTCAAAGAAGTAAATCAGAAATATAATGCGATTTGCAAAACGTTTCCGATGTTAAAACGTGACGGCTTCAAAGCGGTTGTCAACGATTTATTCCCGTTAATAAGGGGCGAATGGTGAAAGGAAAAACAACAATGAAAAAGTACGAAATGACCGTGATTATCGAATGCGAAGAAGATGAAATCATCGGGGCAAAAGAACAGCTTGCGTCTGTCGTTCCTGCGGCGCGGGTTGTCAGAATTCAGGAACTGAAAGAGAGGGCGAACGATGAAAGAAAAGAACGGGAAAATCGTTGAAATCACAGAATCGGAACTTTTTGAATTATGGCTGAAGCGCGAAATGTGCGATATATATTCATTCAAAGCATACAAGACTATGTTTGAAAACGCGGGCTGTACTGTGATTGATGAAGACGCGATCAGAGAGGAAAAGAAGAAAAACGATGAAAAGCGGCAACGGCTTATTTCACAGCTAACGCAGATTATCGGCGATCTTGCGGCAGGATATGACGGGTTCATGTACTTGTACCCGATTGTTTTTCCTGAAGAAGGGAACAAAAATGATAATTCACTATAACAACGGCGAAACAGAAAAACTGATTAAAGATGTTCTTTGCATATCGGTGATTGACGGAAATAATCCCGTGACTGTAAATCTGCGGAACGGAAATGAACTTCAAATCAGGCTTGACAATATCGAAATGATTTTTGACGATGAGATTTTGAAAGAGAGGGAAAACAAATGACATACGAAGAAAAAATTGTTTGGCATGAGGTAAAGACAAGACCGCTGACGGACGAAGAAAAAGAAGAATATGCCGAATTTGAACCCGAATATATGCTTGATTGTCCTTTACCCGATGACGGCGAAGAAATCCTTGTCGCAACAAAATACGGCGTTGACGTTGACGTGTGCGGCATAGACGAAGGCTATTATCTTGAAAAGCAGGGCGATTGGGAGGACGTTTTAGCATGGGCAGAAATGCCGAAGTACAAGCGGAGCGACAACAAATGAAAAATTACAACAAACTGCCGTTCAAGGAACGCAAACGACAAGCGGAATATTCGTTCAGGCAGACCGAAAGGCAAGAAGAAATCGCGTTGAAAAAAGAGTTTGAAGAGTTAAAGCGGATGAAAGAAATGTTCAACAAAGAGCAAGAACCAATGACCGACAAAGTACGTGAAGAATACGAAGCGTTTGAACGGTTGAAGGCACTTGAAGAAAAAACGAAAGAGAGGGAACACAAATGATGTTTGGTTTGGGTGTACTTGCAACGATATCAGCCGAATTCATTGCAGTGCTGATAATTGCAATTGTGCGGGTGCTGAAAAAGTAAAGCACAAAGAGACGTTCACAGCCCGTTTCTTTTCGCGTCAGAGCGTCGAAAACACATTTCAAGCGTTTATATATGTATATGCGTTTCCGTTGCTTCTTCGCTTTTGCAAACGGGTTGTGAATGTGTCAGAACGAAACATTTTCAAGTAGGGTATTGACAAAGTGACTTTTTTGTGATATCCTACATTCAGAATTGATAATATGACATTGCAGAGGGTGCGGGGATGACTATTCAAAATTGAATAGACCGTTAAATGAACGTGACGTTTCAGCCCTCTGTTTTTTAGTCTGCAAAAAAAGGAAAGATGATTTGACATGGCGAGAGGGCGAAAAAGCAAATATGAATCCTATGTCAAGCCCATGATTCCAAAAATAGAAGGTTGGGTCAGATCGGGAGCAACCGAAGCTGAAATCTGTCAGGCGTTGGGCATTGCGATCAGCACGTTCAACGACTACAAGAAAAAATATTCGGAATTATCGGGGGCGTTACGCGCGGGGAGACAAAGCATTGTACTTGATATCAAAGCGGCATTATTAAAAAAGGCTTTGGGTTTTGAATATGAAGAAAAGCGCGGAATCAAGAAAGACGGCAAAATAACATCGCTTGAAATCAATACGCGATATGCGCCGCCTGACACGACAGCCGCCGCAATGCTTCTGCGAAACTATGATAAAGAATGGCTTGATAAGGACGCGACAACAACGGATTTCAAACAACAAGAACTTGAATTGAAAAAGGCACTTGCAGAAGCAAACAATTTCGATTTTGAACTTGAAAACAAAGAATGAAATGAAAAAGATAATCGCGATAGTTTCAGCAGTAATTTTATTATTTTTGATAATTGGGGTAGGAATCAAAATGAGTGAAAGAACATATAACGTTGTTTGTCTTGACGGTTGTCTTTTTGAATCGATGACAAAAGAACAGATCATCGCGGCGATTGCCGAAGCAACGGGAAACACACCGACAAGCATTGATGACGCTTTTATCACGAAAATCAAAGAGCAGAACAACGAAAAATCAATAAAGCTGTGGATTGGTACACAGGCACAGTATAACGCACTTGTCGCGGCGGGGACTGTCGCGAATGATACGATTTATTGCACTTCGGACGGCGATAGACTGACGCTGATTGAAGAACAGCTTCAGGAGACAAGCGACACTGTCGATCAGTTAATGTGTCGGTTCGGGGTGTGCAATACAAATTATTTTCTTGCTGAAAAGGCTGTAACATTACCCGAATTTGAACTGACGGCGGGCGCGATAATCGGCGTGCAATTCAAATACATGAATCGGGCAAATGCGCCGCTGTCGCTGAACGTCAACGGCACGGGAGCAAAAACAATAAAAGATTGCTACACGGGAAATAATGCGGCAAAAGAATGTATCAAAGGTTTTGACGCTGTCCATCTCTTTCAGTATGACGGCGAAAATTGGGTGATACTGAATCCGAATGTTTCCGTTGCCGCTTTTCAGATCGGAGATATCAAGCAGAGTGTAAACGGGAACGCGGGTTCTGATTGGCTTGAATGTGACGGTTCAAAAATTGACAAGTCGGAATATTCGGCACTTGCAAACATTTTGTCAGCGAATTGGTATAATAACGCCGCTGATTCTAAAACGCTCGGACTGAATGAAACGCTGACGGGCATTATCTATGACGAAAGCAATGAAAAATATATTGCTGTCGGATATGATTCATCATATAAAGCGATTATATATTCATCTACAACGGGAATCAAAAATCTTGCGAAAGATACAAGCATTGACGTTCAGATGACATTGCGAGATATCATTGATAGCGGTGAATATTACGTTGCTTGCGGCGGTTTAACGCCGAATTCAAATCAGATTCTTTATTGCAAGTCAAACGCCACAACGCCGAATTGGAGCGCAAAGCAGTTGACAGCAAATTCGGCTATGATGTGGGGCATTGCATACGGCATTGACAACGGAAAAAAATGTTATGTTGCGTGCGGTCAGGAATCGTCAAAAGCGGTTCTGTATTATGGAACAAGCCCGCTGAATGATTGGACGAAGGTTGAAGTCACAAACGGCACTTTTTACAGCATAGTCAGAGCAAATGACGCATGGTATGCTGTCGGTTCAGACGCTGACGGACACCCGATTATATACACTGCAAGCAGTGTGTCGGGAACATGGACACAGCTATTCACCGATTCAACGCAATCGATAACCCTGAAAGATATCGCGATTGTTTATGATTCAATTATTGTTTGCGGTATGAACGAAACAGCGGGCTATATTATAGCAAGCAATGATGACTTTGCAACGCATACAGTCAAAGAAATTTCAGGGGCTTCGTTCAACGGGGTGACTGCTTTCGATTATGAAACGGTTATCGTTTGCGGAACAGATACTGACAGCGATTCAAAGAAAGTCAATGTTTTGTATTACAGCAAAACACCGACAGCCGCTGACAGTTGGCAAAGAAAAGCGATTGCAACAAGCACAGTAAACGGAACGGAAGTTTTGAATGATGTCAAAGAAGCCGAAGGAAATGTTATCATGATCGGCGTACATGACACAGTAGCGGTTTCATATGAAATCGACACGGCTGTTCTTCCCGATCTGAATGACGGCACGACAAACATCAAATCTTTCATTCTTGCAAAATAAGTGAAAGGGGAAAACATCATGCGAGTTATTACAGCATATGCGGAAAAGAATCCGTGTTATAAAGCGGCACAGAAAATGCCGAAAGGAAAGCCCGAAGGAATCGTTGTTCATTCAACGGGCGCGAACAATCCAAACTTAAAGCGATATGTTGACTGTCCTGAAGAAGTCGGGAAAAATCTTTTCGGAAATCATTGGAACAGAAATGTCAAGAAATGCGTTCATGCTTTCATCGGCTACGACAAAAACAAGACGGTCGCTGTTGCGAACATCCTGCCATATGATGTTTGCTGTTGGGGTGTAGGAAGCGGCGCGAAAGGTTCATACAATTACAATCCCGCATACATACAGTTTGAAATCTGCGAAGACAATCTGAAGAACGAAACATATTTCGATGACGCATTTGAAGCGGCTGTCGAATATTGCGCGTTTCTGTGCAAAAAATTCGATATTCCCGTTGACAAGATTGTTTCGCATTACGAAGCGGGAAAAGCGGGCTTCGGTTCGCTTCACGCCGATTGCGATCATTGGTTGAAAAAATTCGGCAAGTCAATGACATGGTTCAGGGCGCAAGTCAAAGCAGAACTTGAAAAGACTGAAGTGAAAGAACAGCCGTTCACGGCGTACAGAGTGAAAGTCACTGCAAGTGTTCTGAATATCCGCAAGGGCGCGGGGACGAATTACAAAGTCAGTGGTCAGATCAGAAGCAAAGGCGTTTTCACAATTGTCGCAGAAGCTGACGGCAAGGGCGCGACAAAGTGGGGAAAGCTGAAGTCGGGCGCGGGTTGGATATCGCTTGACTATGTGAAAAAGCTGTAAAGGGCTGATATATTTGTTTACTACTCTTTCACAATTCTACACTTCGCAAGAATGGCGGCAGTTTCGTCAGCAGTTAATTGCGGAGCGTATCAACAAGGCTGACGGCATTCTGTATGATGAATTCAATCATCAACCGATTGTCAACGCTTATGACATTGTTCTTCACCATATCACACCGCTGACACTTTCAAATGTAAATGATTACAGTGTTTCACTGAACCCGCAAAACATCATGATTGTGTCACAGCGATCACATAATGAAATACATAAGCGGTTCGGACATTGTACCGAACGAAAAGTATATTATGTGTATGGTGCGCCGTGTAGCGGCAAAACATCATTCGTTAATGGTATCAAGGGCAATTCTGATATTGTGCTTGATATAGATAATATATGGCAGTGTATCACGGGCGGCGAAAGATATTTCAAGCCTGTCGCGCTGAAACAGAACGCATTTGAATTGCGTGACTGTTTAACGGACATGATACGAACCCGCGCGGGAAAATGGGAACGCGCATTTGTGATTGAAAGCGGCGCACGAAAAGCAGAGCGGCAACGCAGAATTCAGCTTCTCGGTGCTGAACCGATTCACATTGACACAGACAAAGACACTTGTCTGAAACGGCTTGCAAATGACGCGAATCGGGCGGCAGTGCAAGACGAATGGCGAAAGTATATTGAATCATATTTCAATGACTTTCAAGCCGATTAATTTGCGTCAACGGGTTACTCCTCCGACCCTTGACATATAGGCTTTCCTTTCTTTTAGCCGCTGGCATATCGGCAATAATAATATGCCGCCTTTCTGAAAAAAATATTTGCAGTCTGAAAAAAGTTTTCTGAAAAAAATATCCCCCCGTTAAAAAATTTTTTTCAAGTCTGATTTCAACTGTGACCGGCTCTTCTTTTGCGCACGAACCAAAAAAATCAGATTTTCTGAAATCTTTTCGGGGAACTTTTGAAAAAATAGACGCGCTTTGAAAATTACGAAAATACATAGAGGTAAATGAGATGACAAGGAAAGAAGCAACAGCGATTATTTATGATATTGTCAACAGCGGAATTCTTGACGAAGGACTTGAAGAAGGTCTGACGGAAATCTGCGAACACATTTGCACAGATGATTTTGAACTGTGCGCCACTTCTGACGATTACCCGAATTATTGCGAAGGGTGTGAATTTGAATGTCCAAATCAGAGGAACTGAAAGCATTCTTTCAAAACATTGATGATGATAAAAAACAATTCGCATATGACGCGATTGACGAATACTGTTTTTTCATCGACAGAATTCAGGAATTGCGCAAACTGCCGTTTATACGGGTAAGTAAAAGCAATCCCGAAAGACAAGAACTGACACCCGCCGCAAAGCTGATAAAAGAGTATTCACAAGCCGTTGACAATAAGCGCAAAACACTGCTGATGATTCTTTATCGCGTGGAGAACAGCGCGGCAGACGATCTGCTTGCAAAGCTATCTGAATTTGAATGAAAGGGGAAAGAAAATGCAAATCAAAGATATTGCAATTGATGAATTGAAAGTTTATGAGAATAACCCGCGTTTCAATAATAATGCCGTTGAAGCTGTTGCGAATTCAATCAGTGAATTCGGCTTCAAAGTGCCGATTATCATTGATAAAGATAATATCATTGTTGCAGGACATACCCGATTAAAAGCGGCACAGCGTTTAGGCCTTGAAACTGTTCCTTGCATTGTCGCGGACGATCTGACACCCGAACAGATAAAAGCGTTTCGTCTTGCTGATAACAAAACAGCCGAACTTGCGGAATGGGACTTTTCAAAACTTGAAGAAGAACTTGAAGATTTGAAAATGAATTTTGATATGTCCGAATTCGGATTTGTTGACAACAGCAACGGTCGCGATTTGGAACAGTCACCCGATGAATTTGAAGAATACGGCGAAGACATCAAGACAGAACACAAATGCCCGAAATGCGGCTATGAGTGGTGACAACAAATGAAGCCCGAATATAAAGTGCCGACAATGAAAGAAATCGAATCATTGCCGAAGAACGGCTTCAAGGTTGTTTCAACCTTCAGCGGCGGCGGGGGTTCTTGTCTCGGTTATAGAATGGCGGGTTATGATGTGGTATATGCAAATGAATTCGTTGAGGAAGCGCAAAAGACGTATCGAGCGAATCACAGCGCATATCTTGATACCCGTGATATTCGTCAGGTAATGCCCGAAGACATTCTTGAAATCACAGGTCTGAAGCGTGGCGAACTTGATTTATTTGACGGGTCACCGCCTTGCTGTGCTTTTAGCACAGCGGGAAGCCGTGAAAAAGGATGGGGCGAAGAAAGAAGTTATTCGGACGGCAAAAAGCAACGTGTCGATGACTTATTCTTTGAATATACAAGGTTGCTGAAGGGATTGCAACCGAAATGTTTTATTGCTGAAAACGTTTCGGGGCTTGTGAAAGGTAAAGCAAAAGGATATTTCAAACTGATTCTTCAGGAACTTAAAAATTGCGGGTACTTCGTGCGGGTGCAGTTATTAAATGCGCAGTGGCTCGGCGTTCCGCAGAATCGACAGCGCGTTATTTTTCATGGTGTGCGAAACGACTTGAATCTTGCGCCAGTGTTTCCGAAGCCGTTTAATTATTATTACACGCTTGCAGACGCTTTCAAAAATCTTCCCGAAAGCAATGCGCAAGAAGCGCAGGAACGCGCAGAAGCAATCAAAGAATATTCCGTTTATCGCGTCATGCAACGAATATCGAAGAATCCCAATAGACCGATTGCGGGCGATCCTTTGAAAAAGAATTCGCGTTTCAATTTAATTCGTCAGTCTTGGGATTATCCGTGTTCAACAGTTTGTCAGACGGGAAATGACGGCTGTGCAAGCGTCTTTCATCCGTCAGAAGATCGAAAGTTTACTATCAGCGAACTGAAGCGCATAACAAGCATTCCCGATGATTTCATTCTGACGGGTACATTCGCGCAACAGTGGGAACGGCTCGGCAGAATGGTGCCGCCCGTCATGATGAAGAATATTTCTGAAACGATTGCGAGGGAAATTCTATGCAAGACAAAGTCATAAAACACGGCAAATGGGAATTTGACGAAGACGTGACGAAAGTCTTTGATGATATGCTTCAGCGATCAATTCCCGAATATGAATCAATGCGCGATCTGATATACAGAGTGGGTCGGAATTTCGTAAACAAAGACAGCACATTGATTGATTTAGGCTGTTCACGCGGCGAATCGTTCAGACGCTTTGCGGCTGATGGTGTAAAGATAATCGGCTGTGAAGTCAGCAAGCCGATGATTGAAGCGTGTCGCATGACATACGAAGATTTTTCAAATGTGGCCGTTGTCGATATGGATATCAAGAAAGACTTTCCGAAAGAACGCGCAGATTTGACGCTGTCTGTTCTGACACTGCAATTCATTCCGATTGAATACCGACACGACATTCTTCGCAGGATATATGAAAATCTGAACGAACACGGCGCGTTCATTCTTGTTGAAAAGGTTCTCGGCAACAGCGCAGATGTCGAACGCATTCTTGTTGACACATACTATTCAATAAAGAGCGATCACAGATACACGCAGGAGCAAATCGAAAGCAAGCGAAAAGCCCTTGAAGGCGTTCTTGTTCCGATAACATCAAAGTGGAATGAAGAAATGCTTTACAATGCGGGCTTCAAAACGGTTGACGGCTTTTGGCGTTGCTGTAATTTCTGCGGGTGGCTTGCGCTGAAATGAAAACATATCTTGAACAGTATCACGATTTAATCACAAGCGGGGATATTGTCGCGGGGTATTGGATTAGAAAAGAAGTCGAAAATCTGATTGAAGACTTGAACAATCCGCTTTACATATATGACACGACAGAAGCGCACAAGCGAATCAGATTTATTCAATCGATGTGCTTGCAGTCGAAACACCCGTATTTCAACAAGCCCGTTCAATTAATGCCGTTTCAGCTTGCATTCTATGAAGCGTTGTACAGCTTCAAGATGACTGACACGGGCTTCAGGCGATTTGTCGAAGCACTGCTTGAAATCGGACGAAAGAACGGCAAAAGCACATTTCTTGCGGCTGACGGAAACACAGATTTGTTTATCGGCGAAGGCGGCGTTGAAATCTGTTGCGCGTCCAATGATGATAAACAGTGCCGTTATATATGGCGCGAAATCGCGGGAATGCGTCAGCGTCTTGACCCGAAGAAAGCAATCACAAGTCAGAACCTTTCCGAAATCCGAAACGACAGAAAAAATGTCATTATCAGCCGTATGTCAAGCAAAACGCAAAACAAAGACGGCGGCAATTATACAAAGACATATCAAGACGAAAGTCACGATGTCGATGAAGAAAACGGAAACTGTGAAATCGCTGAAAGCTGTTGGCGCGGAATGTCAACCAAAGACGAACCGCTTTTCATAAATTGCACAACGCAGGGCTTCAGCCGTGACGGGTGCTATCTTGATAAGAAGATCGAACGCGCAAAGAAGATAATCGAAGGCGAAATTGATGACATTCATTTTCTGCCGTTCCTCTTTGAGCAGGACAGCGAACAAGAGATATGGCAGGATGAATCATCATGGGAAAAAAGCAATCCTTCATTGCGTTACGGCGTGAAGAAAATCGAAAAACTGCGGCGAGATGTTGACATCGCGAGAACCGACAAAGCCGCGCGTCTGCATTTGCTTTGCAAAGATTTCAACATCAAGCAGAACAGCGCGGAAACATGGCTGAAACTTGAAGATTTCACATATCCGCAAAAGAAACTTTCGCTTGAAGATTTTCGCGGTTGTGTATGCTTGGCGGCTTTAGACTGTTCGCAGACAACCGACTTGACAAATCTAAAATTGTTGTTTATGCGTCCGAACGATAACACGAAATACGTGTTTTCGCATTATTGGATTCCCGAAAGCAAGCTGACCGACAGCGCGGACAGAAGCGCAGGCGCACAGTATAAAGAATGGGCGCAAAAAGGATATATGACGATCTGTTCGGGCAGTATCATTGATTTGACGCTTGTCACAGAATACATTGTCAAGCTGAAAAAGCAATACGGAATCACGGTTCTGAAATGCGGATATGACAAAGCATATGCGCGAGAGTTTGAAAAGAGCATTGACGAAGTTTCGGACGAAATACGCGAAGCGATCAATCAGAAGACAATGTCAACGCCTATGAAATGGGCTGAACGGGATTTCACAAGTCATGTGATTAACTTCGGAAGCAACCCCGTTGACGAATGGTGTCTGTCGAATGCTTGCTGTAAGGTTGACGGACACGAAAATTATTCTTGTGTCAAGTCGCAAGCAAGCAAGCGAATTGATGGCGCGGTCGTGTTCATCATTCTGTATGCGACTTTGCTGAAATTCAATTCAGATTTTCAGCGTTATATCAAGTAAAAGGAGATATCAAAAATGCCTATTTATTATCAGGGAAAAGAACTCGGAAACATGGAAGTTAATCAAGTTGATTATGTTCTTCCTGCGGCAACCGATTCTGTTTTTGGCGGTGTCAAAATCGGTGACAATATAAATGTTGATGAGGATGGAACAATAAGCATTGACCGCGCGGGCGGTTGGCGGCTGATTAACACTGTTGAAATAACCGAAGAAATAAGAACAATCGAAATCACAGAAGATTCAGAGGGAAATCCATTTGCGGTCAAAGAATTGCACATAATCGGGGAAGGAATTACCGCAAAAGAATCAATGTCGATATATTTGTGTTTTAATTCATCTTTTCCTTGGTATACGAATAACGCACAAGTAGGCGCATTTGACACAAAAGCAGAATATTGGGATTTCTATACTTTTCCTGCGGGAATAAGATCATATTTTTCATGTATTAACACATGGAACACAGGTGCTTTGAATTACATACGCGGTAATAATAATGATATTCCGAATGACACAATATCATATATCAGATTTATGGCTCCATATACTGAATCAAGATTTACTGCGGGAAAAATGACAATATACGGGAGATAAGACAATGAAAAAATGGATTAATGGAAAAATTGTTGAGATGACCGCCGAAGAAGTCGCGGCAATGGAAGCGGAAACCGCACAGCCCGAAATCGAACAGCACGCAGAACTGACAACCGAAGAACGGATTGCAAATCTTGAAGAAGCACTGAACATGATTCTGAACGGGGTGACGGAATGACAGACGAACTGCGGAAAAGAATCATCGAATATAACAAATCGGTGAAAGCGAAAGACAGCCGCATTGAAGAACTGAAAGCAGAGATTGAACAGCGATCAGAGACAATGCGAACGATTGCGAATTCTTTTTCAAATACGTTATGGAATGCGTTGCCGCAGAAAATCAAGGCGTATTTTGAAGAATATCGAAACACTTAAAGTCAGGCACAGTGAGAAGGTGAGAAAGTGGGGCTGAAAGAATTTTTCTTCGGCAAAAAGAAAGAGAAAAGCGGGCTTCGATACGCGCCGACAATGTCAGGGGCTTCGCCGTTTTATTCCTCTTTCGGGGATAATATATATTCAAGCGATATTGTCGTTCAGTCGATCAGATGTAAAGCGAACGAATTCAAGAAACTGCAACCGCGTCACATTCGCACTGTGGACGGGAAACAAAGCGTAATACTTGACAGCAGTATTTCAAAGGTTCTGAACCGCCCGAATCCGTACATGACAACGGCTGACTTCCTTGAAAAAATAACAATCCTGCTTGAACTGAACAAGAATGTTTTCATTTATCCCGAATACTACAAGACCAAAGGCGGCGAAAGATACTATACAGCATTGTACCCGCTGAAGCCGTCAACGGTTGACTATCTTGCAAACGATAACGATGAAATGTTCATTCATCTTGCGTTTGCGAACGGGGTTGAAACGACACTTCCCGTTGATGAAATAATTCATTGGCGCAAAGACTACGGCGTGAATGATTATTTCGGCGGCAGTATGTTCGGCGGCAATGATAATATCGGACTTCTGAAAACTTTGCGTCAGTATGATATGTTGACGCAGTCAATTGCGAAAGCCCTTGACTGTTCGTGTCAGATAAACGGGCTTGTCAGATACAATTCATATCTTGATGACGATGAATCAAAGAAAGCGCGTGAAAACTTTGAAGCCGATCTGAAGAACAACAAAAGCGGGATAATGTTCACGGACTTGAAAACAGATTATGTTTCAATGCCGCGTGACATTAAACTTGTTGACGGGGAAACGACAAAGTTTTTCTATGAAACTATTCTTCGGGCGAACGGCACAAGCCTTGCAATCCTGAACGGCGATTATACCAAAGTGCAGAAAGAAGCGTATTATGAACACGCACTTGAAGCGGACATCAAAAGTTTAGGTCAGGCAATGTCGCGCGTTATGTTTTCAGAACGGGAAATAGCTTTCGGAAACGAAATCATTCTGTACCCGCACGACATAACATTCATGTCGATGGAAAACAAATTGTCTGCGCTTCAAATCGGACTTCCCGCAGGGATTTTCACGAAAGACGAAGCGCGTGAATTGCTCGGATATGCGCCGTTGCCGAATGGCGCAGGGGACGCAATCCCGCAGGGCTACAATTCATTACTTGACGATTCAAACAACAATAGTCTGAAAGATTAACGGGTGAAAGATATGGAATACATAAAACGAAATTACTTCGCCGAATTCAGGGCTGATGAAAACAGCGGGCTGATTGAAGGCGTTCCGATTGTCTTCGACACGCCGACCGATATCGGCGGTTGGTTTGAAGAAACAATCTGCAAAGGCGCGATCAAAGAAAGCGTCATAAATGATGTGCGGTTCTTTTGGAATCACAACATAGATGAAAAAGCAATCGCGCGGACTGTCATCCCGATTGAAAAACTCGGCGGCATGAAGCTGACAATCAAGGATGACAAAATCGAAATGCTTGCAAACCCGAACAGAAAGAGGACAGACGCAAACGATTTGTGTCTTGCAATTGAAGACGGCGTTATCAATGCAATGTCATTCATGTTCGGTGTCAAGCGGGAACGGTGGGAAGATTTAGACACAGATTATCCGAAACGCTTCATTGAGGAAATCGACCCGCTGATAGAAGTTTCGGCAGTAAACTTCCCTGCATATAAAACGACATCCATTAATGCGCGGGGTGATCTTGTCACGGAAATTGACAAGGGCGTGTTGGAAAAAGCACGCAGTCAGCGCAAGTCTTCTGCGGAAAACAGAAGCGCAAATCTATATATAAAAAATCTTATCAAACAGTACAAAGGAGCAGAAAGAAAATGAAAGACAAACTTATGAAAATGCTTGCCGCAAAGAAGGAACAGCGCGACAACCTGAACAAAGCACTGATCGAGAGTGACAGCAAAGAGGAACGCGCCGCAATCGGCGAAACTCTTTCCGCACTTGCAAAAGAAATCGCAGATTGCGAAGATATGCTGAAAGACCTTGACGAACCCGCTGGCGGCGGCAACGGAGACGGCGGCAACGGAGACGGCGGCGAAGGCAGAAAAGCGAAACTCGGCGGCATGAATTTTAGAAAGGCTTCTGAAGCCGACACGACTTCGCTTGAATATCGCAAGGCATTCAAGCAGTATATCGCAAACGGCAACATGGGCGAACTTCGCGCCGCCGCAGGAAACAGCACGGGCGCGGACAATGTCGGCACTGTCATTCCCGAAAATCTTCTGAATCAGATCATCGAAAAACTTGAATCTGTCGGAACGATTTACAACCTTGTCACAAAGACCGCTTATCCCGTAGGGCAGACAATCCCGAAGGAAGCAACGAAGCCCGTTGCAACATGGGTCGGACGTAACACGACAACCCTTGCTTCGTCCACAAGCGGCGAGGGCAACGGTTCAACCGTGACAAAGACTGTTCTTGACACTGCGATCAGCTTCACACACTTCAAACTTCGCTGTGAAGTCGCGATGACCGAAGAGGTCGCGACAATGGCACTGTCTGCATTTGAAGCACTGTTTGTCAAAAACGTATCGCTTGCAATGCTTCGCGCGATCGAATACGCAATTGTTGACGGTGACGGAAACGGAATGCCTACGGGTATTCTTGCAAATACCGCGCCGACAGGTCAGGCGATTGAGGTTGCCGCAGGAACTGCGGGCAAGCTGACATATAAGGTTCTTTGTGACGCTGAAGCGGCAATCCCCGCAGAGTATGAAGCGGGCGCGAAGTGGTGCATGACAAAGAAAACGTTCATGTCGTTCATCGGCATGACCGACACTGCGGGTCAGCCGATTGCCCGCGTGAATTACGGGCTTAACGGCAAGCCCGAAAGAACGCTTCTCGGACGTGACGTTATACTGTACGTTCCGCAGAGCGGTTCAAAACTCGGAAACTTTGCCGAAACTGTGACCGATGACACGCTGTTCGCGTTTATCTTCGATTTCGGAGATTACACGCTGAACAACAATTACGATCTCGGAATTCAGCATAAAATCGATTGGGACAACGAAGACCACAGAACGAAGGCTGTTGCCGCGTATGATGGCAAGGTCATTGACAAAGGTTCGCTTGTAACCCTGACGAAGAAAAAGGCTTAGTCCTGATGCGTCGAATCGAAACTAAAATAATAGGGGTGTAGCATTATGACAGACACGGAACTGTTGAACATGGTAAAAACGGGACTTGGAATATCGGGAAATTATCAGGACGAAATCTTGAAAATTCACATTGACAATGTCAAGCAATTTATGATATCTGCGGGTGTCGCTGAATCCGTTGTCAACAGCGAAGTGTCTGTCGGTGCAATCTTGATCGGCGTTAATGATCTGTGGAACTATTCAAGCGGGGGCGTGAAATTCAGCGAATTTTTCAAACAGCGTGTAATTCAGCTTTCGTTGAAAGAGGTGACAAGCGATGTTCAGACCGAATGAAGCGGCACAGATGACAACGGCAATGCGCTTGCAAAAGCCGACAGCAACAGTTTCGTTCGGTGTAGCACAAAAGACTTGGACGGACGTTGACGGCGTTATCATGTGCAATTTCAAGACATACGGCGGCACAGAAAGAGTTGACAACAACATTTTGTCTGTCGAAGATACTGCAAATATTGTTTGTTGGTATCGTCCCGATATCAAAAGCGATTGTCGCTTGATACGACTTTCAGACAATGCCGCGTTTGAAATTCTCGGAGAACCCGAAAATATCGAAATGCGGAATCAGTTTTTGAAATTCAAAATCAGACGCATAAAGGGCGGGGCTTGACATGATAAAACTGAAACTTAGCGGCTTTGACGAACTGCTGAAGCAAATCGAAGACGCAGGGCAATCAATTGACAGCGCGTGTGAAAGCTGTATGAATCAATCGGCAAACATCATGTATAACGAACTGAAAACGCAGATGAGAAACACGCACGTCAAAGGCAGTCTGATAAATAGAATGCCGCAACCCGAACTTGAAAAAGAGGGGAACGCATTCATTGCGCGTGTCGGATATGAAAAGGGCGATTTTGACCCGAAGAATCTTTCTGACGGTTACAAAGCTGTTTTCATAAACTTCGGAACGCCGAAGATAACCCCGCGTCAATTTGTCAAACTTGCAAAGAAAAAAGCCGCGCCGCAGATCAAGAAGGCGCAGAAAGAAACGCTTGAAAAGATACTTGAAAGGGCGAAGAAATGAACGTTAAAACAATCTTGATAAACGTTCTGAAGGAATTCGGATATCCCGTTTTTCTTCAGGGTTCGTTGAATCAGAATGAATCATATCCCGATTCATTTATAACGTTTTGGACGGATTACACGGCAGATAATTCGCATTATGATGACGCTGTTCATTCGGTCGATTGGTCTTTCTCGGTCATCTTTTACAGCAAAGACGCAAATCTTGTGAATGAAAAGCCGTTTGAAATCCGCGCGGCGTTGATTGAAGCGGGATTCATAGCACAAGGAAAAGGGCAAGACATACCCAGTGACGAACCAACGCACACGGGGTGGGCGATGGATTTCAGATACATTGAAATTCAATAAATTCATAAAGGAGAAATTGAAAAATGGCAGTTGAATTCAGAGGTTGCAAAAATCTTGTTTTTGCAGAAGTCACAAACGATGACAACGAAACAACGGGTTCAAACAAAGGTTATGTAACGGGAACAGTCAAAGTGCTTGCACCCGTTGCAGAGATCAGCAAGACTGTCGAAACATCGTCTGAAGCGAAATATTATGACGATGTTGCCGCGATCATTATCAATTCAGAGGGTAGCGACACAGTGACTTTCACTTGTGCAATTCCTTCTGATGAAGTGCTTGCGGAAATCTGCGGCAGGGTGTACGACACTACAAGCAAAAAGTATATCGAAGCCCCGCGAAAGAATAAATATTTCGCGGTCGGCTATATTCTCGGCGAGACGGGCGAAGGCGATGACGAACGCTTTGTGTGGAGATACAAAGGCACGTTCAACATTCCTGACGAAACTTCGGCAACGAAGAATGACGGAACGGACAGCAACAATATTTCGCTTGAATTCACGGGAATTTTCACCGAACACAAATTCACCAACGGCGGCGGCACGGGAATTGCCGCGCCCGCGAAGGCGATGTTCATTCGCAAGTCTGACGATGTTGCAACCGAAGCGCAGTTTTTCGCGCAGGTCGCAACGCCTGACACGACTTTCACAGGCTAAAAAGGGGGTAACAAAATGAATTTTTCTGACTACATAAAGCCCGAATTACTTGTTCTTGTTCCCGTGCTTTATTTTATCGGCATAGCAATCAAGAAAAGCAGTGTATCAGATAAATTCATTCCGTGGATATTGGGCGGCGTTTCTGTCGCCCTTTCCGCGATATGGATTTTCGCAAACTGCGAGTGTCACAGCACTGCTGATGTGCTGACGGCAATCTTCACGGCACTGACGCAGGGCGTTTTGATTGCGGGCGCGAGTGTATACGCGAATCAGCTTTATAAACAGACGGGAAAGGATGAATGACAATGGCAAAATTTGAACTGAACATTTACGGAGAAAATGACGCGATTCTGAAGACATACAGCACAGATGTTATCAGATGGAAACTGTTCATGGAAGCCGTTGCACTTCAGGAAAAAATCAAGAATGAAGATGTTTCCGTTCAGATTGAATCTGTCAGCGCGTTTATAAAAGCCGTGTTTGTCGGACTGACAGACGCTGAACTTGAAAACGCTGACGCTTTCGATATCATGAACACATTCCGTCAGATCGTTGTCAAGGCGAACGCGATCAACCCGAACGGAAAAAACGCATAAAGGGCGGGGAAAAATCATCTTCGCCCACAAACCTATATTTTGAGTTATTCGACATAACGCAGACGCTGTGCGATGTCTACAAGACAACGCCTTTTGAAATTTTCCGTCAGGACACTGACGAAGTGATTGAAGTTATAAACTTTATCATTGAAAAGGGACAGAAAAAACAATCTGAAACAGTGAAAACGAAAAAAGGCACAGTCGAGCGAATCAGGGTCAATGACGCAACCGCAACGGGCGGTTGGTGGTAAGGTGGTGAAACATCATGGCAAACACTGAAACTTTGGGCGCGTCCTTTGCAATCGATACAACAAACCTGAAAGCAGGACTTGCGCAAGCAAATCGATTGATACGGGAAAGCAACAGCGAATTCAAAGCGGCGGCGGCGGGCATGGACGATTGGAGCGAAAGCGAAGAAGGACTGACCGCAAGACTGAAAAACTTGAATACCGTTGCAGACTTGCAAAGCAAAAAGGTTGACGCGCTTCAAAGCGAATATGACCGTCTTATCTCTGAAGGACTTGACCCGACAAGCGCGGCGGCGATCAAACTGCGCACGGATATCAACAAAGAAAAAGAAGCCCTTGCAAAAACACAGAAAGAAATCAAGGATTCTTCGGAAGCCCTTGAAAATCTTGCTGACGCAAGCGATGAAGCGGCAGACGGTCAAGATGAAGTCGCAGACAGCGCGAAAAAGGCTGGCAAGGGCTTGTCTGCGCTGAAGAAGGCGGGCGGCGTTGCTGTCGGTGCAATTGCGGCTGTCGGAGCGGCGGCGGCAGGACTTGTCACAGCATTTCTTTCAACGGCTGAAAGCACACGCGAAGTGCGCGAGAACATGACGCGACTTGAAACATCGTTTGAAAGCGCGGGATTTTCCGCAGAAAAAGCGACAGAAACGTATAATGATTTATACGGTATTCTTGGCGATACGGGCAGAGCGACAGAAGCCGCACAGCAGTTGACGAAGCTATCAAAAACCGAAGACGATCTGAAAGCAAACACCCGCATTTTAACGGGCGTACTTGCTGAATACGGTGATTCAATCCCGACCGAAGGACTTGCGGAAGGCATGGCGGCAACGGCGGCGATGGGAAACGTTCAAGGCGTACTTGCTGACGCGCTTGAATGGCAAGGCGTGAATCTTGACAAGTACAACGAAAAACTTGAAAAGATGAAAACCGAAGAACAACGCGCCGCATACATACAGCAAACGTTGATTGACTTGTACGGCGAATCTGCTGACGCTTTCGCGGAAAACAACAAAGCTATCATTGAAGCGCGTGAAGCTGAAGCGGCACTTTCACAAGCAACCGCCGAACTCGGTGCAATCGCTGAACCGATCATGACAAGGCTGAAGCAGATTGCGACAGACTTGCTGATAACGATTCAGCCGTTTGTCAAACTTATCGGCGAAGGCTTAACGGGTGCTTTAGATGGAGCGGCTGACGCGGGTCAGAAACTTGCTGACGGAATCAGCGGCGTTCTGAATACGGTTATCGGAAAAGTGACAGAAGCCCTGCCGATGGTGCTTTCAGTTATCACGGGTATTATTCCGTCTGTGCTGAAAGCCCTGACAGACGCTGTTCCCGAAATCCTGCAAGCAATCATTGACATTGTGCCGCAGATAACAGACGCGCTGTTGAATGCAATCCCGCTGTTGCTTGACTGTCTTGCTGAAATCGTTGCGCAGTTGCTTATTTCGCTTGGAACTCTTCTGCCGCAGATTCTTCAGCAGATAATCGCGATTCTGCCGAAAGTCATCGAATCGCTGATAAATGCAATTCCGCTGTTGCTTGACGCGGCGACACAGTTTTTAATGGCAATCGTTGAAGCAATTCCGACAATCATCACGCAGTTGCTTCACGAACTGCCGAAGATAATCAATACCATTATCAACGGCGTTGTGAAAGCTGTGCCGCAGTTACTGCAAGCGGCGATCACATTGCTGATGGCAATCATTCAGGCAATCCCGACAATCATTCAAGCACTAATTGAAAATCTTCCGACAATCATCAACACGATTATTGATGGCGTTCTGAATGCCCTGCCGTTACTGCTTGAAGCGGCGATTCAGTTTTTCATGGCGATCATTGACGCAATCCCGACAATCATTGACGCGCTTGTGACAAATCTGCCGAAGATAATCACGACAATCGTGAAAGTGCTTGTGAACAATCTGCCGAAGATTATTCAAGCGGCTGTTCAGCTTTTCATGGGGCTGATAAAGGCAATTCCGCAGATTTGCAAAGAATTAATCAAGAATATGCCGCAGATCATTTCTTCAATCGTTTCGGGATTGAAGAAAGGATTCAAAGACATTGTCAATGTCGGAAAAGATTTAATTCGCGGGCTGTGGGACGGTATAAACGACATGGTCGGATGGATTGGCAAGAAAGTCAAAGGCTTCGGCGAGAACGTTCTCGGCGGGCTGAAAGACTTCTTCGGCATAAAATCGCCGTCAAAAGTCATGGCGAACGTTGTCGGAAAAAATCTTGCATTAGGTATCGGCGAAGGATTTGAAGACAATATCAAGGGCGTAAACGCCGACATTGAAGCGTCAATGAATCCGATCACGAAAACGAACGCAAGCACAGCGATTGCGGGCGCAGAGAGCGTCAGCGGCGGCGGCAGTGTCGTTGTATATCAAACTAATAACTACGCACAAGCGCACAGCCGTTTTGAACTGTATAAGAGCAAGCAAGAAACGGTTGCGGCGGTTCGCTTGGCTATGGGGACGGTGTAAATGCTTAAACTTGATTTTATATCGGCAAGGGGCGATGTCCTGCCCCTTGTCGGCAACGATAAATTTGACTTAATCAACATTGACGGTCAGACGCAGTCAACAGCTTCGTTGTCAAGTCTTGTGATAGGCGGCGTTGACGGCGATCAGGTCAATAATGCACAGGCACAGCCCCGCACGATAATCTTTGATTTGCGTATCAAAAGCGGGGTAAATGTCGAAGAAGCAAAGCGGCATATCTTGCAGTATATCAAGATCAAGCAGAAATCTTCGCTGAAGTGGACGCAGAATGACAGAACGGTCATTCTTTCGGGCTATGTCGAAAATATCACAATGCCCCGATGGAGCAAAGCTGTCACAATGCAAGTACAGCTTCACTGCGATCATCCGTTTTGGGAAGATATCGACTTTGTCGTTCAGACTATCAGTGAAGCAATAAATCATCATTACTTCACAACAAATCTGAATGATATGCTGTACTTTCCCGAAACGGGAATTGTTATCGGAGAGTATGACACGATCAGAACGAAGCGTTTTTTCAATGATGGCGATGTCGCTGTCGGTCTTGATATCGTAATCAATGCAATTGCAACGGTCACAAATCCGATTATCTATGACGAAAGCGGCAATTTCTTCGGTGTAGGTTACGGAGAAGCAGAACATCAGCTTGTCATGGAAGTCGGGGACATTGTTTCGATATCAACGCACAAGGGAAACAAGGTCGTGACGCTGAACGGGGTGAATATCTTTGACAAGATAAAGCCAAATTCAACATGGCTTCAGCTTCAGAGCGGCGAAAACCTTTTTTCAATCAACAGTGACGATGACAGCACAACGAATATGTATTTCAATTTGAGTTATAAACAGAGGTATGTATAATGGCTATAAAAAAATTATACGGTATCGATGTTTCGTATTATCAAGGGGTCATAAATTGGAAAGCTGTCAAGGCGGCGGGCGTTGAATGGGTTATTCTTCGCGCGGGCTTTGGAAACAGTGACGTTGACACGCAGTTTGTCAATAATATCACGGGTGCAATTGCGGCGGGCTTCGATAAAATCGGCGTGTATTGGTTTTCATATGCACATGATTCAGCTTCAGCAAATACCGAAGCGAAAAAATGTCTTGAAACAATCGCGCCGTATCGGGCAAATATAACGCTTCCCGTATTTCACGATTGGGAAAGCGCAAGTTATAACTATGTCGTGAAAACGCATGGATTCAGCCCGACACCTGCACAAATACGCGAGATTGCGCAAACATGGTGTGACGCGGTCAGGGCGGCAGGATATCAGACGGGAATCTATTCAAACAAATCAAGCGCGTCAGGGTGGTACAAACTGCCGAACGGCTTGTATTTGTGGGAAGATATCGGCTGTGAATTTTGGTATGCGCGATATGGCGCAAACAACGAAACACAGCTTTTTATCACCCCTGCTTTTGAAGAAACCGCACTTTCGGAACATCCCGAAACGAATATTTTTCAATATTCCGATGTCGGCGTTATCAGCGGCATAAATTCAAAGCGGGTCGATCTGAATATCAGATATGTTGAAACATCAGACCCCGAACCCGAACCGCCGACACCAACGCCGCCCGATTACAAAAAAGATGTTCAGTCAAACGGCATTGAATACGTTGAAATTCGCGATCAGAATTTCAGCGTTCAAGGAATCGTTGACACGGCGATTTCGGTTATATGGCATTCTGTTTATTACGGGGTGGGGGACTTTGAAATATATGTTTCCGCTTCGCAATCAATGCTGAATCTGTTATCGATCGGAAACTATGTCACCCGACCGAATGATATCGAAGTCGGAATCATTGAAAAAATCGAAGTCACAGACAATCCGCAAGACGGGAAAATGATTGTTGCAAGCGGACGTTTTGCGAAATCAATTCTTGATAGGCGGCAAATTTACAAGCTGTCGGGAAATTCAAACACGGCAACGATTCTGCGCGGCAACGTTGAAACAAACATTCGTCAGATCGTTTCTGACAATGCGATTTCTTGCGCTTTCGACAGCAACAGAAACATTCCCGTTCTTGAACTCGGCGCGGCTTCGGGAATCGCGAAAATCATTCGGGACGAAAACGGAAACGCGGCACAGAAGCAAGTTTCGTATCAAAATTTGCTTGAATACACAGACAGCGTCTTGCAGGAATACGGAATGTCAAGTCTGCTTGTGCTGAACGAAAGCAAATTACAGTATATCGTGTATGAAGGTTCAGACAGAAGCGCAAACAACGCTGTCGGAAACATTCCGATCATCTTCAGCAAAGAGTTTGACAACCTGACCGAAAGCGCGTATTCATACGACACGCAGGGCGCGAAGAACGCGGCGTTAATCGGTGGAGAGGGCGAAGGGCTTGACCGCTTTTATACCGTACTTGTGGGCGCAGAAACGGGGCTTCAGCGGCGCGAAATGTGGGTTGATGGTTCATCTATCAATCGCAAGTACAAAGACGGCAATGAAGAAAAGCAATACACTGACAGCGTGTATTCTGAAATGCTGATAACGCAGGGCAAGCAAGAAATGTCCGACAAAGTCATTGTTGAAAGTTTCGGCGGCACTTTCGATGTAATGAACGGGAATTATGTTTATAACCGCGATTTCTTTCTTGGCGATATCGTAACGGCACAAGATAACGACATCGGAAAATATATCGATGTTCGCATTCTTGAGGTTACGGAAGTACAAGACAAAGACGGCTATCAAATCGCCGTAAAATTTGACGCATGAAAGGCGAAAAAGAGATGATAACAACCGACATTCTTTTAACGATTCTGACACTTGTCACGGGGGTTCTTGCGATTCTGACTTTTTTCAACGGGCGAAAAAAAGAAAATCGGCAGGACGGCGAAAAAGTGGGAAATCTTCGCGCGGATTTGCAGTATATCAAAGAAGTTTTGATTGATGTGAGAACCGAAACGAAAGAAATCAACAAACTGCTTGACGATCATTCGCAGAGACTTGCGCACTGCGAAGAAAAGCTGAAATCGGCATTTACGCGAATCGAACGAATCGAAAAACACATTGACGAAAGGTAAGGGGAAACAATGGCACAGAAAAGCGGATTTTTTAACGCGCTGAACGTCAACGGCGTATATGATAGGACGTACAACGCAAATGATTATACAGACAATCTTGCTGTAATAATCAGCAACGGCGTTCTGCGGTCTGACGCTGACGATCTGAAGGTAACAGCAAGCGGAATGATTCCGTCTGTCGCGGTCGGTCGCGCATGGATAAAGGGTCATTATTATTACAATGACGCGATTTATTCTTTCCCCGCAGTTTCAGCCCCTGCGGGCGGCACAAGATACGACAGAATTGTTCTGCGCTTCAACAACAACGTTGATTCAAGAAGTATTTCGCTTGTATATCTTCAGGGAACAGCGGCGGCAACGCCGCAGAAGCCCGCAATCACACGCACAGCGAACGTTTTCGATTTAGTGCTTGCAGATATCTATATCGGAACAAATGCAACAAGTCTTGTTATCACGGACACCCGCGCTGACAAGAACGTTTGCGGATGGGTTTATTCGACATCGGGTGACGGGTCGTTTTTCACGACACTTGACAACGATTTCAACACATGGTTCGCGCAGACGAAAGACACGCTTGCTTCGGTCACGATATATAAACACTATGTGTGGAAAAAGACGCTGACGGCGGCAACAACAACGGTGCAATTCAACATCCCGCAGTATGACGGAACGGGCGTGACATATGTCGAAGTATATGTCAATGGCATTCTTCGCGCAACGCCTGAACATTATTCACTGTCGGGAAATGTCATTACCTTCACAAACACGATTGTCGCGGGTTCTGCTGTGACGGTTTATGTTTACAAGTCGATTGACGGAACGGGCATTGACAGTGTCGCGGATGAAATCACGGAACTTCAGAACACCGTTGCAACAATCAAAAGCGCGGCGGCATTCAATTACAATTGCACGAATTCAAATGATAACATTTCGCTTTCGCAGATTGCACAAGCACTGTACAGCGGTTCATATACTGTCGCAGATGTTTCGGACGCGGCGGCGGCGTTTCTTGAATCAATCGGCGGCAATACTTATCTTGCCGCGCTTCCTACTGACTGCAATATCACGATAAATGTCATCGGCAAACTTGGCGTGTCAACGCCGTTCGCGGGTGACGGAACTACACTGAACCGTTACAAATGGTTTTCGCTTGGCGTTGAAGCAAGTGGAACGAAAAAGATTGTCTTTGATTTTGCAAAGTGCGAACGTATGCTGATATGGGCAACGGGAAACACCGACAATATTGTTTTTTACGGAACAGATTTGCAGATCAGAAACGCGAATGTGTGGGCGCGGTGCAATGCTTCAGGCTGTGCCATTCAGATGATTGCAGGACGTTACAGCTATGGTTCGATTGACGTTTCTGATTGCAAACTTCGCATAAACACAACGGGCGTTGCAAAGATTGCTGAAAACGGCAATTTCACAAATTGTTATTGCTATGTATCATCTTCAGATGTTCACGCGCTGTGTTTCGTTCCGACAACCGACAGTCTTGTTCGGCTGATTGGCGGTACTTATTACGCATACACGGCAAGCGCGAACGAAGGCAACATTTCCGCGATCTGCTACACATACAGCACAGCGACAAACGGCGTTATCATGGCATATAACATCAATTGCCCGACAGCGGCGGTCACAGCATTTTATCAAAAATTTCTGTCTGTCGCGTATGGCGGGAAAACGTATATCAACGGCGTTGTTTCAACGCTGAATTCAAGCGGCAATTATAACGAAATTGTCGGTCAAGTGAAAATCAATAAGCGATAAAGAAATCAACGGCAGAGAGGGACGCGCCCGCCCTGCCGTTTTTCTTTTTGTTGAGATTTTCGCGTTAATTTTGAAAGTCGCATTGATGTGACTTTTGAAAAAGTAGCGAAATTCTCAACATTTCGCCACAAAAAAATTAAACAAGCCAACAGATATCAAGTTTTATTTCGCCGCCGCCCATGCGATTATATTCAATGCTTTCAATGATTGTGCGAAGCAGTGCATTTCTTTCGCCTGAAGATAATTCGTTATAGCTTTCAAACACATTCTTCAGGATAGGAACAGATTTTTTGATTGTGATTGTTTTTTCTTCTTCGTCAGCGTTGACGATCTTGTTTTTCTTTTCGTTCAGCGCGTCAATTTCTGAAAGTAATTCTTTCTTTCGGTCAATATATTCTTCAATGCTGTCTATGCCTTTTTCATAGGCAATTTTTGCGTTTCTGATTTGTTTTTCTTTCAGCGCGATATCTTTATCAATGCTTGCCGCTGTCTTTTTCGCAGAAGCAATCTTTTTCGTGATTTCAACGGCGTAATTATCAACGAAATATGTGTAATCTTCAAAACGTTTTTTCACTTCTTCGATGACGATTTCTTCGACAGCATGAACCCGCGCTGACGTGTTTTCGCAATTGTGACCCGAACAGACAAGAGCGGGGGCGCGTGTGACTTCTTTGAATTCGGTCACAGCTTTGTCAAATCGGTCATCGGTAATGTTCAGCACTCTTTTTATATCTTCCCATTTGCTGACGAACAGCGGGGAATTCGGATGAAAACGCGCTTCATTCGTCCCGAACCAATCGTGACAATAATGCGTCTTGACATCAAGCATGACGGCAAGTTTTCTGCCCGACAGCTTCGCTTTCTTTTTATGTTCATTCAGAAACCGCAATAATTCCGCTTTGTTCAGATCGTTGACCCGTTTTTTCGCATACTTGCGATTGTCGGCATTGCGAACCATAGCACGATGACAGACGGCACATTTGACGATTCCCGCAAGCGGATTTTGTGTTTCTTCGCCTTTGCGAACGGGTGCTTCACCGACCGACAGCCGACTTTGAACCGCGTCCCATTGTTCTTTACTGACAATTGGCGTGTGTAAACCTTTATATTTCGGACAATCTTTATTATATCGTCTTTGCGAAATCGTTTCGCCGTTCACCATTTTTTCAACCGTTGTATATTCACCATATGTCAAATACCCGTAATATGTCGTATTTTTCAAAATGCGTTGAACCTTGCAACGTTCCCACGGGGTATCATCGATATACGGCGCATTCATTTCATTCAGCCGCGAAGCGATTTTGTAACACCCCGCGCCGTCAACATACCAATCAAACATCAGCTTGACAAATTCGGCTTTTTCGTTTGGACGAAGTGTAAAACCCTTGCCATCAGATACCTTCATTTCCTTGCAAGTTACGCGATCATAACCATACGGGGCAACAGAACCGATATATTTTCCGATTGATGTTGACCAATGCCGACCGTTCTGAAGCAATTCTTTTGTCTGTTCAAGATATTCGTTCCCGCGCAACAATTCATCTTTGAAAAATCGTTTATCATACTTGTTTTTCAGGTTGTAAATTTTCGGCGGCGTTAAAACAAGCGTATTTGTGACTTCAAATGTATTGATGATTGTTCCGCAGTCAATCAGATCACCACGCGACAGCCGCGAACAGTTGACAACAAGAACGCCGTCAATGTCATCGTTTTCAATCATCTTCAAAACCTTTTGAAATTCGGGGCGGTTTTTGATTTTTTCACCCGAAACGACTTCTTTGAAGATATAATCTTCGGGAATTCGATAACCGAGATTATTTTCAGCCCATTGTTGAAGCTGTTCTTCGTGTCGTGAAAGTGTTTCTTCTGTTGACGCATAACGCCCGTCAATGATGTCTTCGCGCGATTTACGCAGATATATTATTATCTTTCCGAGTTTATCAAGTTTGACAACATATTCGTTGATATCATATTTATTGTGCATTTCTTTTCACACTTCTTTCAAATTTTTGTTATACCGTTGATGTAAAAAATTGAGGTCAGCCGTATGAACAGACAAAACCTTTTGAACGTCTATGAAACTATTAATCACATTGCCCGCAATCATGAAAAGAGGGGGCGCGACTGCTCTGATTGGTTCTATTCAAACGCAGAGTTTGAAGAACTCAAAAAGAGCAATCGGAACACGATATTGTAATTCGGGGATTGCTTTGCAATCCTCTTTTTACTTTAGTTTCAGATATAGTTTCATGATTTCTTCATATATATCGCGCTTTTCTTCTGCTGAAATATCATCGTTTTCAAACACGGCTTTTGCCCTGCTGACTACGTCAAATAATTCATCTTTTGAAGCAACCCCGAAATAATCAAGGCTAACCCCGTAAAATTCAGAAAAACGCTTCAGATCGTTCAGGTTCGGTGTCCTTCGTCCGATTTCATAATTTGAGATTGTCGCACGATTCAAGCCGAGTTTTTCAGCAAGTTGATCTTGCGTCAGCTTGCGTCCCTTGCGCAGAATTTTCAGCTTTGCGCCGATACTACTGTTCATTATTTTGTCACTTCCTTTTCATTCTTTTCGCAAATATCGAAACTATCATGATTTGTGTCACATTGTTTCAATGCTTAATCATAATATCACAATTTATTTGCATATGGCAACAATTTGTATCATTTTTGCGGAAAATATGCTGTCAATTTGTGCATACCATAGAAAATACATTTTGTCAACAAAAAGATGACAAAATGTATTGACAATGCGGTGAAAACCTGATATAATTATATACGTAAAAGAGAGATACCCCGCAGGGTATTCAAACGAAGCTGTGACAGCGGCTGAACGGTCAGAAAGGCAAGCAAAAATGAAAAACGGAGAAATGAAAACATTAAGAGAGTGGATAGCGGAACTGAAGATCATCCCCGTCAAGTACACATTCAGCGAGACGGGCAGAACATACGATATGTATAAAAGCGAAGTCAAGAAAGACCGCAACGGATATATTGACATTTTCAAAAAAGGCGGTTACGGGCTCGGACATGACGAAATAGAAAGTCATCTTGACAACGTGTTCTTCGTTCAGAACGCCGACATTCATGACGCAAAACTTACTGAAAAATTTTGGTGATATAGCAAGCCGAGCGGGGGCGGCGAATCCCCCGCAGAAAGGTTCGAAAAATGGCACAGATTAAAAGCGTGAGATTTGACAAAGCAGGGCGAAACAGCGGCTGTGTTTGCGACAAGTGCGGTCAGTACATAATGAACATTTGGACAGTGCAATACAGTGACGGCGTGTCGCTTCATTACGGAATTGATTGCTTTGAAAAGCTATGTAAAAGCGGCAAGTTAACCCGTTACGGTGAAAAGCTAATGCGCAACACATTGAAGCAAATCGCATTTTACAGCGAACAGTTGAAAATGTGGGAAACCATAACGGAAGAAGAAGCCGAAGAAAAAGGACTGCTTGTTGATCTGAAGGTCACAGATTGGAATTCGTCTTATTGGGCGGGGAAAACCTTTGAAGAATATAAAAACTGGATGGTTAATGAATTTTTTCCCGCACGCCTTGCGTATTGTCAAAAAGATATTGATCGGTTCGCAAAAGTAAATTTCACAAGATAATCAAAAGCCGAGCGGGGGCGGCAAATCCCCGCAGAGAGGGAAGAAAAATGAAGCTGTATTATAAAGTAATTTTCAAGGCAACAAGAACGCTTTTGAGCGGGGCAGAAAAGACCGAAACAAAGGTCGTATTTATTCCGCGATACAATGCGTCAAATCGTCACGTAAATGTCGAAATGCGCGTCAAAATCGGCACTGACGAACTGAAAGCACGTCACTATTATAATATCCAATATATCGAAACCGTTACCGCGAACGATATTATTGTTGACTGCTGAAAAAGTGCGCTGTGACATCGGCGAGACGGTCAGAGAGGGAAAGAAAGTGAAATACTATTCGGAAACATACTTTCGGGCGAAAATGATTGACGGAAGCGGGCAATTGATTGATTACTTCAAGACAAAAGAAGAAGCAGAACGCGCGATCGAAAAAGAAAATCAGTCTGAAATGAACCGCGCACATACGCCGACACGGTACATTGTTTGTCAGATCGACAGAACGCGCGTTTTCGATGATAACGGGGTGTTCTGCTGTGACAGCATGATAACGCGCAGGATCTGAAAATAGCAAAGTACACAATTTGCATAACAATATAAATCTATTTAATTATTTATTTGTGCATATCATAGAAAGTACATTTTGTCAACAAAAAGATGACAAAATGTATTGACAATGCGGTGAAAACCTGATATAATTATATACGTAAAAGAGA